CTGTCGCGAGAGCGGCATACGTAGCACCCAGCGCGCTGTTCAACTTTTCAGCAAGAGCGGCCTTTGCCATCTGCGTGCCATACGCCACACCAGCGTCAGCGGGGTTTTGCTTAATCCACTCGAAATTCGAACGCTCGAAAGAAACGGGCGGAGTACCACGCGCTACTTTTACCGATACTGCTTCAGATTTGGTTAGCGGAACAGACGGGACAGTCGTGATTGAGTTCGGATTACGAACTCGAACCAAATTCGAAATTTGCGCGAAGAAGGATTCGTGCGAGAAATTGCCTTGGTTTTCAAACGCGCGCAGTACGATAGTTCCGCGTGCAGCTTCATTGAAAGCGGCGGTATTTTGCATATCGACTTCGGTAAAAGCCGAGTGAGCGTACTCATTGTAAACTTGCAGATCGGACAATGCCATGATGTAACTCCTGATATAAATGTAAATGGCGGTTATTGCTGTGTCAAATGCGGATGCTTGGCTTCAATACGCGCACGGATGTCCGCAGTCGTCAAAGCTTTCAAATCCTTTTTATCATTGCCATCGTGGGGAGCACCGCTACCAGGTCGTTTGGCACCTCCGGCACCGCCGGATGCTTTAGATGCAATCATAATAGCACTGAAATCTTTATTTGCAACAAACTCATTTGCCAGTTCGTCAGTAGTCAACGCCGACGGCTTTCCGTCCGCGCCCAGTACACGCGTTTTTGGCTCGTCGCCTTCAAAATCAGCTTGCAAGCGAGCACGAATATGGGGAAGGATGATAGCTGGAGACGTGGAGATTTTAGTTGCAATTTGAAGCGCAACATTGTCAACCAATTGCTTTTCGATATGCGACATCAACACCTTTGCTTTCGTGTCGGATTCCAAACGCTCTTTATCAGACTTCTCTTTCCACGATTTTTCCAGCGCTTCGATATCCCCACGCTTCTTCGCATCAGAATCAGTCAAAGAATCTAATTGTGCAGCCAATTCAGCAGCTTTCTTTTCAGCGTCTTTACGCAGCTGGGTCTCCCGATCTTTTGCACGCTTGAGTGCTCCAGTATCTTCTTCACCGTCCAAGTCCAAGCGGTAGTTGTCGTCTCCGTCGGCGACGTATTCGGTTTTGAGGTCTGCGGCGAGTTTGTCATAGTCTGCCTTGGTAATTTTGCGTTTCAATGCCATTTTCAGTTTTTCCAGTTGCTTGTTAGTGTAAAAAATTCATCCGGGGTTAGCGGAGTCGTCGCTCTGTAAGCACCCGATTTATCAATACTACCATATTTTTTGATGCTCTCCGGCTGACGTTTGTGCCACTCTGACATGCTTTCGTTTATACCGTCTGTTGCATCATCTACTCCATCGACTACGGGAACCGTGGTGGATCTACACCGCATGTGCGCAGGAGGTAGCGGACCTTTACCAGCCACAAAAATCTTCCCATTGCGCTCTTGACAGATAGCCGACGTCCGATGATCCATTATGGATACCCAGCGATACTTCTTAGCTAATATAGACGAGGTTACCGCCGCATCAACGAAATCATTCGCGAAACCAAGCGACGTATCGACAACAGACGAGAACTGGGCTTGGATTTGCGCGATATATCCATTGTGCCCTTGCCGTACCCCTGGAGCCCCCAAGAGTGCATCGTGAAGCTGTTTCCATGTCCATCCGCTTCCCCACGCTTGCATGACCAGCGCCGCCAAACGCTCTTCACTTTGCTTACCGTAGCGCTCAACCATATCTCGAAGCGGTACGCCGAGCGCGGGAATTGGCTCTTTAAGTAAGCGCTCAAGTAGTAGCGATCCGCTAAATAAAATGGCGAGAGGTACGGATCCATCGCTACCAGCATCGCGCACGTATGTATCGACGTCATCGTCTCCCACAATGTCATCTACTTCCTCTTCCGAATTTATATCAAGACGAACATTGGCCCACAGTTGCTTCGAAGCGACCAACTTCCCACCGCTGAAATCCTCCACTGTCTTTACTAATCCATCTCCGACTACGTCGTAGAACCCAGCATGCGCGGCTTTCAACTCTCGCAGCAACTTCGCTACTTCCTTTTTCGTCATCAACCCCAAGTCTTCATACTGTACTTTCCCCATCACAGTATCCAACTCCTTTCGCAATTGACGAAACACCTTATCCCTCTTCGAGATTTCATACTTCTTGAGCGATTCAAGAAGTACGGCGTTGCGTACCGCGATATCGCGCAATTTCAAATTATCAATAGATGCCATGGCTCTATCTTATCAGCAATCTAGAGATGGTAGGTCAATCGTGTCCATGCACGCACCAATCGCCGTCAACTTCTCCAACTCAAGTTCGGCACTATGCTCCAAAAGCGTAGCCATGTCGCAGTAACTATGCAACGTGTTGTATATAGCCATGCGCATGCCGGCGTCGTGCTTCGCAGCTTGGTCAGAGTCAAGAAACTCAGCGTACGTGTCAGCGCTATATCTGCTAATGTATTCACGAAGTGCCTGGATTATTCCATTGACGATATAGATGTCCAGAATCTCTACGCGGATTTTTAACCCGAGTGCGTCGAATGCACTCTGCAATTGCTTGCGTCGAAAGCCATTAAAACTTTCGATCACTTCTTGTGTACTTGTCTTCATAATTCTACGATGTATGGTATGTCAATCGACTCCAACGCCTCTGTCTTGTACTCCAATTCTCGTGCGTGAAGTACTAAAAATTCAACGCCTTCGTATGTTTCAACGAGCATATGAATGATGTTAAGAATCTCTTTGCGCGACTCGCCCGACTTCAAATACGTAGAGTCATCCAACTGCATATTTGATGCGTACTGCCCAACTAGCGTATAAATCGATTGCACGGTTTTGAATTTCAACGCATCAGAACGCACCACAAGACCCATCTCTCTAAAGTAATAATCGACGGTTGTAGAGTACCTACTACGTAATTTGTCTTCCAATTTACCGTACATCATGGAGAAATCAGTTTCGAGTTGGTCCATATCAAAATCCAAATAGAGTTAGCCTGGCTTGTACCATGTCGTCAATACCGATCGCGATATCGTACAGTGCTCGTGCGAAGTCCATGCGCGGGTGCGCTTCGTGAGACGGGTTGTACTGTCCGATGTGCGTGCCAAACATCATCGCGTCAACGTGCGTCCAATTTCGTTTCGCTACAGCATACGTGCAAATAGTCGCGATCATTGCCGTATAGATAGCACGGTGCGTATCAATCTTCCCAAGATCCGCCGCTTCATTGAAGATTCTATGAAACTCCAAAAATGGCTCTTTCGTTGCTTCAGTCATACCAAATCCCCATCAAAATCCAATTGCGGTAAGTCAAAATCTGCTTCGCGCGCAATAACAGACTCTTTAATCTTCAGCATACGACCAAGCTTTCGTAAGTCTTCCATATCCTCAAATTTGGATACATTGACCATATGCTCAAAGATTTCCATCTTAATTTTTTGACTATTTCTAGCCGTAGCATTCTTGCTTAATGCTACTCGTTTCTTCTGCCGCAAGATGAGCATCAGCGACGTCAGAAATGTATCACCAGTGAAAGCCAAGGCATTGATACCAGTCCCCAGATACCTGGACAGCGTCATGATCTCGGTACGTACATACCTGCAACTGTATATTTTGGTGTCGTCCATGGGCGTGGGATTGAAATAAGTGAGTGGAGAAGTAGCCCCTTGCATTGATTTTGCAAGTGATAAAAAAGCCGCATTCAATGCGTCAACATTCATAATTCTACTCCGGCTACGGTAGCAACGTTGTATCCGTACATTGCCCAGTCAGCACCGCTGCAATGACCTAGACAAATACCAGCGCGGCTAATGGCTACGCCATCAAGAATGCCGATGGACGCAAGAGTTTCCAGTAATTCGTCCGCTTTCTCTGTATTGTATACAGAGCAATGATGCAATTCTCGCGTGCTCAAATCGCGCCATGCAACAACCACCGAATCACC